GGTTTAAATGTCTAGCATAAAAGATTTAAGTACACAAATAGCAGCAGCCTTGGCAGCTTATACAGATGAAATAAGCGAAGGGATGGAAGCAGCAAAGAAAGAAACTGCAAAAAATGTTGTGAATATCTTGAAAGCTACAAGTCCCAAAGGTACGGGCGATTATGCGAAAGGCTGGAGGGTGGCACAATTAGGAAGCAAGCAGATTATTCATAATAAAACAAATTATCAATTAACTCATTTATTAGAAAAAGGCCATGCCAAAGTAAATGGGGGTAGAGTTGCTGCAAAGGTACATATAAGACCAGCCGAAGAACAAGCAATTGCAGATTTTATAAGTGGAGTGGAAAGGGTGATTCGTAAATGACAATTACTAAATTAGTAAGTATTTTAAAAGAAACTGAATACCCAGTTTTTTATTCTCATTTCAATGTCACGGATAGTAACCCAGCACCAGAACCACCATATATAACTTACATATTCGCTGGATCAGCAAACTTGTATGCAGATAATAAAGTGTATAAAAAAATAGATAATATTCAAATTGAATTGTACACCAATATTAAAGATCTTCAAGTAGAAAAAAAGATTGAAGATCTTTTAAATTTAGATGAAATTCCATATGAAACAAATGAAATTTTCATTGAATCAGAAAACATATTTCAAAAAATATATGAAGTGAGGATGATATAAATGTCAGAAAATAAAATAACGTTTGGTTTAACAAATGTACATTATGCACCTTTTACAATAGAGAATGGCGTTATTATTTACGATACGCCGATATTGATGCCAGGGGGAATTGAAATTTCATTAGAGCCAAGGGGAGATATGACCGAATTTTATGCGGATAATATGTTGTATTATTCAGCCGCTAATAATCAAGGTTATGACGGAACTTTATCACTTGCAAATATTCCAGAGCAATTTGGAATTGATGCATTAGGAGAAATAAAGGATCTAGAAGATATGGTGCTAACTGAAAAAACAACATCTATAGGGAAATCTTTTGCTTTAATGTTTGAATTTGATGGAGATATAAAGGCAACAAGACACGTTTTATATAGTTGTAATGCATCAAGGCCAAAACTTGGATCGACTACAAAAACAAATAGTTCAGAACCAAATAAAAATGAATTAACATTTGTATCCGCACCAAGAGCCACAGATCTTGCAGTTAAAACAAAGACAACTACTACTACACCATCAATAATTTATGATGCATGGTATACAAAAGTCTATGAAAAAACAGTAGTTTAGGGGGCGTTGTAATTGGAAAAAACTTTAATTATAGATAATAAAGAAGTCAGATTTAGATCCACCGCAGCAACTCCATTAAGATTTAAGGCCCAGTTTGGAAAAGATTATTTTGCGGAAATAATCAAACTTAATAAATTGAGTGAGTTTAAAGAAGAAAAGTCAAATTATGAAGTGTTGGAAAATGCAGATTTTGAGATCTTTTATAACATAATTTGGACACTAGCAAAAACCGCAGATAGGACAATTCCAGAGCCTTTAACATGGCTTGATGGTTTTGAGGAATTCCCACTATTTGAAATCATTCCACAAGTTCAAGATCTTATTTCTGCAAGTATTAAAAGTAAAAAAAAATAGAAAAAGTAGATCCAACAGATGATTCAGTTATAACGACTGAATCATTTGTTTTATTATGCAAAAAATGTGATCTGGATAGGGCCGATCTTGAAGATATGACGATTGGAATGTGTCTGGATTTTATTGAAGAATACATTGAAATGAATAAACCAGCTACAGAGAAAAAGAGATCCGCAAGTCAATCAGACTTTGACAGTTTTTAATGGGGGGTGAGAAAATGGCGGATAGTAGAATTAAAGGAATTACAATTGAACTTGATGGTGAAACAACTGGCCTTCAAAAAGCATTATCAAATGTTACAAAGCAAAGTATAGACATTCAAAAGGAATTAAAAGATGTTGATAGGTTATTAAAATTTGATCCAACCAATGTTGAAGCAATGGCCCAAAAACAAAAATTACTGGCAGCACAAATTGAGGCCACAAGTAGTAAATTGGATCAACTTAAATCAGCAGAGCAGAAAGTGAATGAACAGTTTCAAAAGGGCGATATTGCCGAAGCACAGTACAGAGCATTTAGGCGTGAAATAGAATTTACAGAAGCATCGCTTGATAAATTCAAACAATCCTTAGTCAAAGTTGATGATGCTACATCATTGAAAGGTATTAAAAAGGATCTTGAAGAGATTCCGGAAGAATCTAAAAAAGCAGAAGGATCAATAAAAGATCTAGGCGGGGAATTAGTAGGAATGTTAGCCGGAGCAGCAGCAGTTGGCGGCATCCATGAAGTTATTGAACAAGCACTTGACACAAGTAGTTTTAATACAAAGATTGATATATCTTTTGATGTTTCTGATGAATCAAGAGCATCAATTGTAAATGCTATAAGTACAATTGAAACTTATGGAGTTGATGGAGAAGCCGCACTTGAAGGGGTCCGGAAACAATGGGCCTTGAATAAAGATGCAAGTGATGAATCAAATTCAGCGGTGGTTACCGGAGCAGCTACAATTGTTGCAGCATATGGGGATATTGATTTTAATGAATTGATTCAGGAAACAAATGAAATGGCGAACGCTATGGGAATTTCAAACGAAGAAGCGTTGGCCCTTACTAATTCATTATTGAAAACAGGATTCCCACCAGATCAGCTAGACATAATCGCAGAATATGGAACTCAATTAAAAATGGCTGGATACAATGCAGAAGAAATTCAAGCACTTTTCAAAGCTGGCGTTGATACTGGTACATGGAATATTGATAATTTAATGGATGGACTTAAAGAAGGCAGAATAAAAGCCGCTGAATTTGGTCAAGGTGTTTCAAAGTCAATGGCGGCGTTGCTTGAAGGTACTAATATTTCTACAGATCAATTACAAACATGGGGAAAAGCGGTTGCCGCTGGTGGCGAAGGTGGATCAAAGGCCATGACACAAATTGCCGAAGCATTACAAGGCGTGGATGATGAAACGAAAAAGAATGCATTAGGGGTTGGCCTATTTGGTACGATTTATGAGGATCAAGGACAGAATATAATTGATACTTTAATTAATGCAAAAGGTGTAACTGTTGATTTGAAATCAAGCCAAGACGAATTAAATGCGGCTACCAACTCATTAAATGCAGATCCAGCAATTATGATGCAGCAAGCTATATCGAATCTAACAACCGCACTAGCACCATTATTATTGGTTATAGCGGGAGTTGTGGCGGCCATTGCATCATGGATGCTGAATAATCCAAACCTAACTGCAACAATAGTGGCAGTAGCTTCAACCATAACCATATTAATGGGAATATGCATGGGCCTAGCACCTATCTTTACCGCAATTTCAACAGGGGCGGCGGTTCTAGGTGTTAGCATGGCAGCAATTGCAGTATCAGTTGCAATCGTGATTGCAGTAATAGTTGCATTAATTGCTATAGGAGTTTTGTTATATAAAAATTGGGATGAAATAAGTTCAAACGCAACTAAAATCTGGACCAGTATATCAGCATTTTTCGCAAAAACATGGGCCGATATTAAAGTGGGTGTTTCGATTGCATGGGATGGTATAAAGGCATATTTTTCGCAAGCATGGACCGATTTATCTAATACGATCACAACAGTTTGGACCAATATAAAAACTTTCTTTTCGCAAGTATGGACCGATATACAAACCAGTTTTATATCCATAATTGGATCTATTGTTGCATTTTTGCAAGCTTCATGGGAAAATATTAAATCTTTCACTTCAAATACCTTTAATTCAATGCTAGAAACAATATCGAGCATTTGGAATAATATCAAAACTGTAATTACAACATTAGTTGAATCAATGAAAAGTGCAATAATGGGAACATTTGAAGCAATGAAAACCGCCATTTCTGAAAAAATGACAGGCGTAAAAAATGTGATTACTGATGCATGGAAAGAAGCACAAGCATTTCTTGAAGGTATCAATTTAATTGAGGTCGGAAAAAATGTAATTCAAGGACTTATTAATGGTATAAAGTCAATGATAAGCGAAGTCGCAAAGACGATCAGAAACATTGCAAATACAATAACAGATGGGATCAAAGATGCATTGGATATACATTCGCCTTCAAGGGTTACAACACAGTTAGGAATATTCACCGGTGAAGGATATATAAATGGTATTAAATCAACTATTAATGAGATCGCCAAACAATCAAGAGCAATGGCAGCAGCAGTAACCGGAAATTTATCAAACGAAGATTTTTCCGTTTCAGGACAATCTCCAAGCAGCGGATCAAGCGGTGGAAGTTCTATTAATCAAACTGTAAATATATATAGTCCAAGCGAAACCGCAAAACAAAACAAAAGAGTATTACAAGAATTAGCACTTGCATTATAGAAAGGGGAAGATCTATTGAAAAAACTAAAATATGTGAACAAATTAGGTTATGAATTAGAATTAAATGATCTAGCCCCGCTTTTGCTTTTGAATTTTTCAGAAAAAGGCAAAGTTAATATTTATAGCAATAAAGGCATGAATCAGGATGGATCGACTTATCTAGGAAATACAATTGATACAAGCGATAAAACAATCGAACTTGCAATAATTGCAAATAGTGAAGAAGAATTAATAAATTATAGAAAAAAAATTAATAAAATTTTCAACCCAAAGCTAGGCGAAGGATATTTGATCTATAAAGATTCAATAAAAGAAATAAAGTCAAGATGCATAATTGATACACTTCCTTATTTTTCGCCAGTAAATAACAATGTCAATAAATGTTTAATCACTTGTACCGCAAATAACCCTTTTTGGATGGATATTCTTGAATCTAAAGTAGAAATTGCATTATGGCAAGGTGATTTTTCTTTTGATCTGGAGATCCCAGAAGATACCGGAATAGAAATGGGGCACAGAGAGCCATCATTAATAGTTAATGTATTAAATGGCGGTGATGTTGAGTGTGGAATAAAAGTTAAATTCAAGGCACTAGCGACCGTTGTAAACCCTTCAATTATAAATGTAGATACACAAGAATTTATAAAGATAAATAAAACAATGGTGGCCGGTGAGGTTATAACCTTGACTACTGATTTTGGTAATAAAAAAGTTGAATCAACATCAAATGGAACCACTATTAATGCATTTAATTATATAGATTTTGAAAGTACATTTTTACAGTTAGATACTGGTGATAATTTATTGAGATATGATGCGGATCAAAACATTGATAATTTAGAAGTATCAATATACTACACGCCGCAATATTTGGGGGTGTAATATATGGATATTTATATATTTGATAGAGATCTAAGTTTTAAAGGAATAGTTGAGGGGTTTATTTCTCTAAGATATGTTAGAAAATATTACGGATGTGGTGAATTTGAACTACATTGCGGATTAACTCCTGAAGATCTTATTCTATTAAAAAGAGAAAATATAATATATGTCAAAGGGGATGTTGAAGCAGCTTACATTGAATATATGAATATCAAGCAAGATGCAGAAGGCAAAGAGATCATTGTTGTAAAGGGAAAATTCCTTACTGGATACTTGAACAGGCGTATTGTTTGGGGTACTGAAATAATTAGAAATAGTGCTGAAAAGGCTATGCGGCAGCTAGTGGACCATAATTGTATTAATCCAAGTGATCCAACTAGAAAAGTCAATAATTTAGTTCTAGGCAGCTTAAACAATTTTTCAGAATCAGTTGATTATCAAGTGTCCTATAAAAATTTAGGTGATGAAGTTAAAAGTCTAAGTAATATAAGCGATTTAGGACATAGGATTAAATTTGATATACCCAACAGACAATTGATATTTGATGTATACAAGGGCCTAGATCGAAGTGTAAACCAGAATGTTAATCCAAGGGCCATTTTTAGCAAAGAATTTGAAAATATACTTGAACAAGAATTTACAGATAGCTTAAATAATTATAAGAATTTGGCTTTAATTGGTGGCATTGGCGAAGGATCAGAAAGAAAACTTGCAATAGTAGGAAGTGCGGCGGGCCTTGATAGGTTTGAAATATTTGCAGATCAAAAAAGTTTATCTAATAATGATGAAAATAATAATCCAATAAGTGATGTAGCTTACACAAATTTACTTATAGAAAAAGGAAACGAAACACTTTCAGGAACTAAAGAAATTTTAACTTTTGATAGCACTATAAGCAATAATTCAAATCTAAAGTATAAAAAGGATTTTGATCTTGGGGATATTGTTACGTGTGTTTCTAAAAGATGGAATTTAGTTATAAATACAAGGATAACAGAAATTCAAGAGATTTATGAAGAACAGGGCCAAAGTATTAACATTACATTTGGTAATAGTGTACCAACATTAATTGATAAAATAAAACAGAAATTGAGGGGATAACATGGCAGAGAGAAGCGGATTTTTTAATAGTGTAAATGGAGATAGAAGGTATAAGGCAGATTTTTTCGCTGAATATTTTGCAAGCTTCATAGGAAATGGGATATTTCCAAAGCCTAGTACAAACCTACAGATCCTTTATAATGCGAATATGACAGTTATATTAAAAGCTGGTAAAGCGTGGATTAATGGTTATTATTACTGCAATGATAATGATCTGATTTTAAATCTAGATAATGCAGATGGAATCTTAAATAGAATAGATAAGATAGTATTACAATTTAATACAGTAAATAGAACTATAATTGCTAAAGTCAATAAAGGATCTTTTGCAACCACACCTATTACACCAATATTACAAAGGGATGCCAATATTTACGAGTTGGGAATTGCAGATATCTATATTAGTAAAGGTGCATTAAATATCACACAAGCTAATATAACAGATCTTAGACTAGATAATACAAAATGTGGAGTAGTTCATGGAACAGTAGACCAAGTGGACACAACAACATTATTTAATGAATATCAAACATGGATTACTGAAAAAAAGGCCCTATATGATGCAGATCTTGCCACGTGGACTACTCAAAAACAATTAGAGTACCAAACTTGGTATAATGCCACAGTTGCAGCAGAACAAGGGCAAATAGATACTATTGAATTAGCTTTTCAAAGTGATTTTACTACTTGGTTTGATTCAATTAAAAATTTACTAGATGGTGATCCAGTAGGTAATTTAACAAATAAAATAAATTCAATACCAATGTTTCAAACCGCACAGGGAACAAATGTTGCAATAATTCTGGATGAAATAACGTTAGTTAATGGATATTCAAAAACATTTATAGTTAATAACGATAATGGTGGTGCTGCAACAACTATAAATGGTAAAAATTTATATAAACCAAATACCAATATACCACCGAATTTGACAAAGGGTAAGGCGGTAACAATTTGGTATGATTTAGCTAAAAACTGTTTTTTTATCAAGGCTAGTGCAGAAGGAAACACAATTGCAAGTCATGTACTAGCGGGGGATAATTTTAGCAATGATGATGATACTGGCCTAATTGGAACAATGCCAAATAATGGGCCTTTGAATAAAGCATTATCCATTAATGGATCTTATACAATACCCGCTGGATATACTTCAGGGGGAACAGTAAGCCAG